TTGCCTGTAACTGCCATAGAAATGTCCTTTCTGCCTATAACTTTTAAAAGGCTGTGTAGGTTAGCGACTATCTCCAATTGATAGCCGGTTGTTACTCGTTATATTACTTCATAAGTGTTTTCGTAGCGTACCGATAATGGCAATAACCAGTCCTGTACACCACTCTCCTGCGGCTCTAAACCATAGGAATTATCACGAGTTATACGTTTTATCACTCTTCCTTGAGAAAGCTCTGGAAAAGCATTTAAGCGTGTCTCAGAGCCATTTATGATAACTGGTTCTCGACATATCCATTTACCGAGATTATCCAGGAACTTCTGAACAGATAACTTCTGCCGTTCCTTGTCGGATGCTGTTCGGTACACTACATAAAATGGGTACTGACAAATTTGGTGCATTATTCCGCAAACATCTTCTTTTTCTGAATAGACCAACGCCCCGTTGTCTGCCGAGAATGCAATTCCTGATTCCTTGCCGAGTTCCTCAAATTTGATTGTTTCATTATCGTACAGTCCCGGATACTGGTTCAGAAGTGCTTTCATGGCATCTGTCAGAATCTCATATCCAGTTGCATCTTTTCCGATAGGTTTATCCGCCATGTCTGCCACCTCCTGCCTGTGCTTTTACCTTACGAATCCATGTACTGCCGTATTGTCGTTTAGCGGCATCGAACCACTTTGCTTGTGCCTGTGGGTGAGCCTGTCTGGTGTATTCGAGATTCTCCTTTGCGGCTGTCTGACCAGAAAACTGACTGACAAGGACTTTCTTTGCTCCACGTCTTGCGTATGGACTTCCGGTCAACTCATCAACCATTCCTTTTCCCTCATACAAAAAACGTCCATAAGGAGCAGCCGCAGCACACACAAATCCAGTTCCTTGCAATGATGTACTTTTGGCTCTTGTTCGGTCAATAAAATCTCCTGAGATCATCGGCATAAACGGAACCATGCTGTCCATGACCATTCCATCAAGGAGGTACTGAGCTTCTTGATACTGCCTGGAAAACCTATCCATATTCAGCTTGATTTTCATATCTCCGTCAACTACGGAGAATCCTTTAAAATGATGAATTTTACTCATATTACTTACCCAGAATCTCAAAGTGTGGAATTAGTGTATACGGACCGCCTACACTGGTAATCTTAAACACGTTATCCTTGTTCTCGTTCATGTACTGATAGAATCCGTTTCGATAATCGCCATCAGATACCGTTCCACCAGTCCACTCGCCCTCCCAGAAGAATGATTCGTCCGAGAATGTGATAGTGTCTTCCAACGCGTTGTTAATCTGCCTTTTCCACTCTTTAACTGGAAGCCATGGAAGAATCTTACCGCCTTTATCAGTAATGGTTATATCACCGTTCTGGACAGTATAACGGATGTGCAGCTGTGCGTTGTCTGTTGATTCTGCACCATACTTTTTGAGGATTGCTCCCTTGTCAGTAACGAGGTCAACATCGGATAAAACATGAGGATACCAGTACGCATCTCCTGTCGTGGCTGATTCGTAATAGTCAAAAATCGTCACCGTTTTTTCGTACATGATACCCTCCTATCCTTCACATATTGCTTTTGAAAATCTATCAGAGAATGATTTTATTCGGACAATATTACCTTTGCACTCTTCTGGCATTTTCCCGTAAAAGATAATGCTTTCTGGGTGTAACTTCTCAATCATGGCATTGTAACCAGAAAGAAACAGTTCTTTCTTTTTCTTTCCGTTCATGCAACCAACCGAAGATACTGCAACTGTTCCACCCTCTGGTTCCCCATCGAAACACCAATTATAAGAATCCGGTGTACTCCATGAGATTGTTGGAATCACACGGCAATCATATTCTTGCAGATATGCACCAATCCAGTGCTTGCGGTAATGGTTGTATATCTGGATAGCTTTCGGAAAATCGGTGTAAGTGCTGAAATCTGGTGTTAGAATGTACCGGAATTTGCTCAGCTTATCCACGTACCTGTCTGGATTTCTCCACAGCGCGTCAAATTGGTAATCATCTAAGAAGAAATGAACAGCTTTCTCTTCTGGATTATTGCATTTTCCTCTGGCGTAATTAAAACCGACAAATTCACAGTTGCCCTCGAACGTCTCAGGTTCTATCTGCGGTATACCGTATTCACCGACACCAGGGAAGATGCAGCGGTTCAGATTTTCATAGGCTATGCTGGTTGATTTATCTGCCATAGGCTATCTCTTTCTTTTCATGGCTCTGGTCATAAGTCTGTTTCTTCTCGCTGTCTTCCTGTATGCCGAATTATCTTTCAAGCCCACGCCAAGTTCATAATCAGGACGGTTTGCATGTTCTATCTCTCTGGCTTTCTCTGTTTTGTTCCAACTAGATACACTCATTTTCTTTACAGTTGCACCGTTGGATTCCACTCTTTTGCGAAACTCAGATGCAGACATGTTTAGTGGTGTTTCTTCGATATGTCCACCGATGCCGCGCTGATAATAATTCTGTTTGCCTTTTCTGGTAAACTTATATTCTGTTGTTTCTCCATTCATGGTCACAGAAAATGCGGTTTCTTTTGTTCCACTTAATCCGCTACTTCCGCCACGTCCTCCCATAAAATCACTCTTTCTGCACTGTCTGCTTAATAACCTGATTCACTCCGGTTGCCGACAATCCGTTAAACATACCGACCGCAACTGCCGTGATATAATCTGTTGCCGGGAAATCCGGGATAACTCCCATTCCGACAGCTCCAAGAATCCCACCAATAACCGCCATGATTACCGGAATCCATTCATCAGAGATTCTTTTTGATGCTTTACAGCCCATTCCTACGATGTAGCAAATCATAACGATTGCTATACATGAGCCGAGTGTTGAAATGTCCATTATTATCACCTCACATCAATTTAAGTTCATTGAATACTTTAAAAATTTTTGGTGACTGAATAGCAAACCAGTCAACCATTTCTTCATTCATAGCCCAACTGTCAGCACTGTTCGAATTGGAATCAAGCCCAGATTCAAGCAGAAACGCATGGATGATTTCGTGTCTAACAACCTGTTTCTGATAGCTTTTAAGATCTGCTTTTGCTCCAATCTGTCCCTGTGATGCCTCCATATCGTCAACCACAATTTCCCGTGTTGACGAATCAGTATAGCCATCTACACTTGTCAGATTCGGATATTCTTTCTTATTCCCGAACTTCACGCTCCATTCAGAGCCTAAGATATCAACCTTAAAATCCTGCATATAAAATCGGTATCCCTTCATTCGTTCTTACTCCCATCAGAAGCGGTAACGCTGTCTTAAGAAGCAAGTCGTTCGTTTTCTGCGCATCTCCGGCGGCGGCATACACTGCACTCCATTCCTTTGCGCTTGCCCCAATCTGCTGAGGTGTAGCATAAGAGATAGATTCACTACCAGAGGATACAGATGTTACAATTCCTGTCGTGCTACCACCGGACCCGATTACGGTTGATGTACCGCTCACAGCGGCATTAGTAGCATTCTTTTCAGCAAGCTCAATCTGATACATTGTTTCGGCCAGTGAGCAGACCGCCTTTTTGATACGCTTCTGAAAATATTCATTCACAGGCAGTCCGTCCACCAGTCTGTTAAATGTCATCGTGTCTATAAAATCACTGGCTTTTTCTGCCAGTCGTGGAAAGTCAGCTTCTGGCACAACATTGCCGAATGATTCTGTATAGAATTTATAATCTGCATAAGCCATGCCAGTTACCTCCTGCGTTTATGATTTCGCTGTTACACTTGCACTTCCGGCATTCAGTGCTTTGTATGTTCCATCACACTCAACCACTGTAATCTTCTGTCCGGTTGCCGCTGTGATATCGGCTTTTCCATCCCAAGTACTCCAGTTTCTGAGATTCTGTCCATATCCAACAGTTACTGCTTCTGCTGCAACTTTGTATTTATACACATTGCCGGCATTTTCTTTAGCTGGATTTACGGTGATCTTTGTATCACCAGTCTCTGAACCTGCCGCAGATGTTACTGCCAGAGTACCGAGCGTTGGCGTTTCGTCAATGGTAATTACTGCAATTGCGTCAATGTACTCTGCAAAAAGAGTAAGTCCCATAACTGCGAACGCTTCGGACACTGCTGTATGGTAGTTGCCCTGTGTATGGAATCCGATCAGATTTGTCTCGCCAGATACAGTGTATACAAGGCCTGCTCTCGCAAAGTCAGATTCGTTCGGGTCAACATAGTAAAGTACGATGTTCTCGACAGGGGTAGCAATAACCTGTCCTCTCGGAATCTCACTGTCAGACAGTAAGAAGATTGTATTGAATCCCATAAAGTCTTTCATGTACTGGAAGCCGAACTGGTTCTGGATAGAGATCTCAGCTGCTCCGAGATATTCATATACATCCAGAATGTTCACAAATCCAACAACACCAGTCACATTTCTGTGCATCTGTTTGAATTTGTTCTCTACACGGCCTTTAGCCATTGCCAGGGCCATCTGGAATGTTGTTTCTGTGGAAGTAAGTGTACCGGTTTTCAGATAATCATAGAATCTGCCGGTAACATCAGTCTGAAGCTGGAAAAGGAATTCATCATCGGTCATCTGAACAGCGTTCTCGTAACCGTGATCCTTGATTGCTTCGATAGACACAGCCTTTGCGTACTTCTCGATAGTCATTTCCGCATAGTCCTTTTCTTTTACAACGAATTTGCTGTAAGGGATTTCCTCACCCTCACCAACTTTTCCGCTCTGTAAAGTACCCTCTGCGTATTTGGACTTGAGTACAGCACCCGGCTGCTTTTTGATAGGTCTCATGATACCCAGAATATCACGTAAGTGCTGCCAGTTTCTTTCGAATCTGGTAACAAAGTCAATCTCACGTGCTGTGACATGAATATCATTAGTCATAATAAGATTTGTTTTTGCTGGCATAAAAAATCCTTTCTACCCATAATTGTTAAGGTATTGGGTTAGCGGCTATACTCTGGTGTATAGTCGGTGTAAAAATCACTGGAATAACTGGATATTCTGAGCAATTGCAGCCTGTCTCTCAGACGGGTCTTTGATTGCTTCGATATCTTTCTTTGTCATACTTCCCGGTGTCTGCTGCTGTCCAACGTGAGTGGTAAATCTTGCCTGGTTCTGCTGAGCCTGCTGCTGAGATTCATCCACAAAAGCAGACGCGTCAGACTGCTTCATCTGTTCGATCAAGTCGTTCAGTCCAAGGATTTTACCATCTTTCAGCTTCAATCCTGCTTCCTTAATGTCTGCCATAACAGACTTCTTTGCAGCTTCACTGGAAAATTTAACATCATCGAGTGCTGCTTTCAGAGCATCTGAGAAATCACGGTCATAGATTTTCGCGTTAAACTCTTTCTCTGCATCCTCGGCTTTTTTCTTCCATCCAGCAAGCTCTGTCTGAATATTCGCCGGGTCGATACCGTCGAAGCCTTTCAGAGTTTCTTCTGCTGTCTCGGCACGTTCTTTCCAGTTATCGCGTTCTCCCTCAACTTTTGACAGAGTTTTTGCTACTTCTTTGGCATTTTTGTAATGTTCAGAGAGTGCTTTTTTCACATCTGCCTGCCTATCCTCCGGGATTTCAATTCCAAATGATTTTAATGTGTCAATAAGTTTCTGCATATATATCCTCCTGGTCGTGTTTATTGACCTGCCGCCGCAGGTAAATGGATTAAGCCAGTTAGACCACTGGCAGGGTAAGCGGAAAGCCCGGAATCGAACCGGAACCCAGGGAGCGACCCTGTCAGTCTACCATTAACGTACTTTCCACATAACCCGGATTCCCGGGTTAGCAAGGTATTTTACGTGCTATGCCTAAACACGAGACGTTTCGGGCTACGTCAACACCGCCTATACGGTCGTGCACCTCTGCACGGGTTGAATTCCACTGTTCAGTTATATGCTCTCACAAGGAGGTATGCCGCCATGCACTAACGGCAATGATACGTGTCGGAAATTGCATCCGCTTTTCAACCTCCAGATTCCACCCCGAACCTGTTTCTATTAAGGACACGCATCTGCTTAAAGAAAGGAGGAAAGCAATAAAAATGTCTATGTCAAGCATTTCTGCTTACGATTCTTCCCTATGAATACATTTTACCACAGAACCTCCCAAAAGTTGTGGTACATGTTTTAGCCAATTAGAGCATATCACGGAGCTTTTCCACGTATCTCTTGACAAGATCACGTTCTTCCCGGCACTCTGCATCCTTGGACATATCGCTCATTTCTGTAGTGAGTTCGTCCAGATGTTCTTCCAGAGCGGCAAGCATCTTCCTCTTACAGTCCTCGGATTTGCCGGAACGATAGCTCTGTTTCTGCGTCATGTAATCATCATAAGCATCCCGTCCGTCAGAACGGCTGTAATGGCCTCTGACGTAATGTTCACCACGTCTGGCATAAGAACTACCCCGGTCGTAGTCTGGCATCATTCTGCCGTCATTTGCGCTGTATCTTCCCATGCTATCGCGTTTTCTTCCGCGTTCGCTGTAATCGTCATTGTATCCGCCACGCATCTCATCAAGGACAGTGTTGTAGTACTCTACTTTCTTATCCCAGTACTGAGTGTTCTTGATATCTTTGTACATATCAATCAGCTTGTATGTCATTTCCAGATTTCCGGTGGTCAGTCCATTGTCAGCGATTTTGGACAGTTCGTCTTCAATTCTTGCACATAAGTCTTTAATATCTCTCATAGCTGCACCTCCTACGCTTCTCTAGTCACAACAATGTTTGCGTTCGCAACAGAAATTGCCTGATTGCTTGTGTTCTCTACTGCGATATTAACGCAACATCCGCGAGGTACGTCAATATAGATACCAGAGGACACATTGTTATACTGATCTACTGCTGCCGGTGTGGAGATCATCTGGGAAGATAATACAGGTTCACCAGAGATTGCAATAGCCAGAGAAACAGCTCCGACAGTACCGCCTGTTGGAATTGCGATATTACCAGAAAAATCCACAAAGAATCTTGCTTTACACTGATTTGTCAGTCCTCTCAGCGTAATAATTCCGCTTCCCTCTCTGTGCTGAATGCAGTTAGAACCTTTAACTGCTGTGTTTGAAAATACTACATTTCCATTTGCTGCTACAGTCTGAGCAGCTACATTTGTAAATTCTGCCATAATTTTTACCCCTTTCATATCACAAAAGGACAGGTTTCAGCCTGCCCCTCTGTGTAATACGGCATAAGCCGACATTCGAATCAATCGAAAGATACTCTCGATATGAAGTTATCAGCAATTACATCCAGTGTTGCATCCGCATCCGTAAAATGTGTTCGGATTAGGAACCTGATATGCCGGAATCGGTGCCGGATTAATCGCATTAATGAGCTGCTGTGTCTGAGAAGCCATTGCAGTTGTGAGAAGTGCGCTCTGGCGATCCTGAGAAGCAGCACGTCTGAGGTCATTGTTTTCAGCCTGAAGAGAAGAAATCTTTTCATTGCAAAGATAATCAAGAATGGCTCTTGTCCCAGCGTTCTGGCTGTCAATAATGTCTCTTGTGTTGCTGTTCATGGTGTTCTGCAATGCACAGGTGTTCTGTGCCATATTGTAGTTTACACCCTGGATAGCTTCTCTGGTTTCACAGCAACAGTTCGCAAGCTGTGCCTGGAGCGCGTTTGTATTCTGCATATTCGCTACAGTGTCAGCATTGATTGCCTGCTGAATTCCGAAACCAGTCTGCATGATGTTGGTGTTGATGCCGTTAAAACCGGTAAGCATACCGTTGTTCATGGCATAGAATCCATCACAGAGACCGTTGTTGATTCCGTCAAGTTTGCTAATTACTGCGGAGTTATCGAATCCTCTCTGAATGTCTGCCTGAGTAGCTGCTGTGGCTGCATATCCGCCGCCGTTACCGTTATTGCCCCATCCGTTGTTTCCCCATCCGAAGAAAGCAAAAATGAATAAGACAATAATCCACCAGCTGCCATCTCCGCCAAACATGCCGTCATTATTTCTACCGTTTCCAGTAGCAGCGGCAATATCTGCTAAACTATAATTTCCATCCATAGTTATAATCTCCTTTTTGTGTATTTACATCAATCTGGCCAGATTGTAATGTACTATTTCGTTCCTTTCAACATGTGCTGAAACTGTCCTGCCATCTGCTGAACCTGATTAAGCTGTTGCTGAGAAATTCGTCCAGACTGTAACATTTTCTCAACTTCTGCTTTCGGGTCTCCCTTAAAATTTTGCTTAAACTGCATAAACTGCTGTATCATCTGCATTGGCCCGTTTCCCTGCGGCATCCCACCGCCGAGAGCATTGAATAATGGATTACTCATCTGCATTTCCTCCCTTGCCTGCTGATTCCTGCACGGCATTAGCTCTAACAGGTTCAGAAAAAGAATTTAATCGGTTTATGATAGCTTCGTATTTGCCCTTTAAATCGTCATATTCCTGTCTGGTGACGTATTTATTGTCCATGTTCTGAACAGGCTGTTTAGGTGGCATCTGAGTGCCTACTTCGTGGTATTCGAACGTCCGTAATGGCTGCGGCATACCGGAAACGTCTGTGGATTTTATGTAGAACTTTTCGCTTTCACTGTCCATCAGTAAAACGCTCGTGCCGGGTGCGACCAGATACGATTTTGCACCGACTTCGCCAGACACCCACAGGATGCCATTATTATTCTGTTGGGGTTGCTGTACTGGTTGAGCTGGCATCTGGACAGGCTGTTGCTGAAATTGATTCATTTGTCCCGGAACGCCAAAACTATATTGATAAGGATTGTTATATAATGCCATCTTATGCACCACCTTTCTGATTATATTTTTGCATAAAAAAAGAACCGGAAACAGTTCGTTTCTGGCTCTAATTAGTGTCTAAAAAGTATCAACACACTTTAATTATTTTATTGTTCACTCTCCGACTCAACCGTTTCGCCGTGGATATACTCACATTCATTTTCTCAGCACAGTATTCAAGAGTGTGTTCCTTGCATCTCAGCCGGAACAGTTTTTCTTCATCCGGTGTAAAATTACACTCTGTCAAGAACCTGTCTATATCTTTCTTAGTGAACACATATAATTTCATGAGCATACCCCTTATTAATGCAATTAACGCTGATTCTGTGCAAGATACTCCGTGAGCTTCTGTTTTGTTTTTTTTAACTCCTCGACATTATTCCCGCTGATCTGACTGTCCAACATGGTCGACAGCACTTCCAGAATCAATGAATCTCGTTCTGCGATTCTCCGAAGACTTTCATAATCTCGTCTATCATGTTCTTCCAGTGTCTCTACTCGCTTATTAAGTCGAAATGCTGGAGTAATCCATTTAAAGATTACAGCTGCCGCTCCTCCGACAATAGACACCCCTCCACAAATTGAGAGGAATACTTGTACAAATCCTGATATGCTCATTTGCTCTCCTTTTCCCAGTAGTATACCGGGACTTCATTTCCGGAATCCCATGTATCGTAATATTTTCCATCCCGTACTGTCACCACATGACCATCTATGCAGAGAATGTATGTGCCTGTCTGATGATCTGCGCAAAAATCATTGACTGTATAGATATACCGTTCTGATTGCTCAATCAGTTTGCGTCTGTACCCATGTTTGTAGAGGTACGCTCCCCAAACGTAATTAGCTGATGGCATATCTGACAGAGTACATGCCTGTATCATTAATCCGGTAAAAACCGTTTCCCAGTCGAAGCCGGTTGCTTTACATATTGCCCGAACAGCACAATCTCCGACTCGATTTCCAGCAGGATTCGGATTGTAATATTCCCATCTATCCATCAGTCAATCCCCTTTGCTGTTTTATATCTCTTTGCCGCTCCTCTGGCTTTTGCGGCGTTCTGGCGGCTCCACTTAGCAATCATGAGTCGGTCTTGTAGCTCTCTCAGGTCGTTCTGCTTGCAGTAATCTTTGTATGCAGCATTTTGTTTCTGCAAAAGATAAGACTTCCGATCAAGGTCTTGTTGTAATGCAAATTTTGCCTTTTCATTCGGTGCATTATCGACTCCTGCTTGCAGTCCAAGAACCTCACGCTTTGTTTTGCGGATTCTTCGTTCATAAGTACGTTGTCGTTGTTCCTTTTCGTACTGTTTGCCTTTGTCGGCTTTATCCTGTACTGATAGTTCTGTATAGGGGTTAAATTCTCCATCACTGGCTCCAAAACTATGCCGACAGTTGACCCCTGACAGTCCACTTGCCGTTCCATATCCGGTCAATGAGAACGGCGGAAATTTCTTGCTCTTGCCAGAACGAGAGTATATCTTTCCTTGCCACCATGCGTGATTTCCCGGATTCTCACCGCCGTCGCCCGTTCTGGCTCCTATGTGTGCACTGACCAGAATCAAATCCCAGTCCATTTCTTCCATGCGCTTTAGGGATATATCTCCTGTAGCTTGAGCCACACCAGTTCTGACAGAACGTGCAACCGCTGTTTCGATTGTATCGCGTCTTTTCTTTCCTGTCTCTTTGTTTATGTATTCAACATATACGCCATCACTCACAACGTTATTAACCGCCTCTTTGATGGCTTGCGTATATCCAACTGCCCCAGTCATCACATGGTTATATGCAAGGTCACACTGCTCAATATAGAGCCTCTGAGCGGCACTTGCGGTTGTTCGTGTAAAGTTCTTCCACTCGCCCATAGTCGCAAGCATATTCCGCTCCATGAGCCTTATCATAGCCGGCGACTGTTCAAGCGGTACAGGACTTAATCCTGCCGCCTTGTATATCTTATCATCGTAATTCATTGCAGTGATTCCGGCATCTTCAAACGCTTCAAGGAGTTCCTGTTGTTCACGTTTGGTATATCTGGATAGTTCTGTCAAAATGTCCTCTAGCAATTCGCCAGATTCCTGTAGCGTTCTGATTCTCCACGCATCAGCACTGGTTAGAATATAATCCTCACCCCTGCCGATTCTTGCCATCATCCGTGACACGATCTCAGAGATGATATACTGATGCAGTTCTTCGGCAATTTGTTCACTGCCCTCTGTTATCCGGCGTAAATACTCTGGGCTTAACATAACTATTCATCTCCAAACAGTTTTGGTTCGTCTGGCTGAGCTTCTTTAACCATTTCTACCGCCTCGTCTTTCGTCATTCCTTCAAACTTCACGAAATACAACCATGCCGGAACCTTGCCAGTAGTTACATACTGCCACCATCTTGCACGGTCGTTTTCTCTGACATAAAGAATGTCTCCGAAATCATAATTGACTTCGTAAGCTCCAACAGGTGCAAGTCCGTACAGGTCAGCATAAACGTTCAGTGCGTAGATTACTTCATCCAGACAGGATTCCAGTTTGTCTCGAACATCTTTAATGAACTGCACTGTCCTCTGCTGTTCCGCTTCTACGCCTGTAGCCGTCTGAATGCCGCTAGATTCGTTGAAAACGAAATATCCGTTAGAGAATCCAATCTTGTACCCCAACTGGCTTAAAAGGGCATTTATACCGCTTATACGAGTATCTGTGTTGAGCTGTGGATTGATTTCCTGATAAAACTCTTTCTCATCCTGTCCGAATACATTCTTGACAAAGTGCGGTAAGTTCATTTCATTGCGTCTGTTCTCCATGCCCTGCGGAGACATGATTGACACAGGTGTACCGCTTGGCATCAGCAGTCTATCATCTGCCAGAACAATCTTCTGAGAATCGAAAATCTCTCCGGCGTTTCTGCTGTATGCGATATCAAGGTCTTTTAGTTCTTCAATAGCTTCTGCAAATATCGGTAAGCCAAGTGGTGTACTGATATCCACATTGTTCGCCTGCGGCGTCCGCAGCACTCCATACAGAGGTCCGTCCAGCTTCTCACCGTTTGCCTTAAGAATCGGTGGCGTATCTGCCATGAGGTCAGCCCATTTGGTCTGTTTAAGGTCAACCTTATCTCCAATGCTCTGAGGGGATTTTGATACATAGGCTCTATTTGATACATAGTACGGATAAGTTGTCACTCCATCTATTGTGGTCTCAACAAATCTATGATATTCAAGCCTTGTGTAGTATTTCCGTCCAACAGTATAAGAATCCTTGAATATAATCCCTTTGATTTCCTGATTGTCGTAATCTACGATCATCACATCTGCCGGAGTAAATACGTCAAGGCTCTCACCGTTTGGCTTGATAAAAACTGTTCCGTAAGCGCAGCCATATTCCACCCAGTGGCGAATCTGGAAATACACTTTATCAATCTGTTCCTGTAGCCACGTAGCCCTTGCAGAACCGTCTATCTGAATGCCGATCGCCAGCGTTGCGAGCCGAGCTGTTTCTGAGCAGACAGATTTAGCAAAATTGATCGTCTTGATATTATTCTTATCATCCAGCCATTCCGGCGCACCTCTGTAAATGTTCGCGCACCGGTTAATCAGTGATTCCATCTCTGGAAATTCTGCTGCCTGGATATTAAAGTCCTCTTCGGCTTGTTTTTTGAAAATCATGTTAAACCACCTTTTTAGTGTTGTTATAAGTCCCATTATGCACTGTAACCTCTCCTGTTAAACAACGGCTCATAAGCATATCTAAGTGCCGAGATTGCATGATCATCCCCGTCAGGATAACCACTTATTACATTTCCCTCTTTGTCCCGATCGTACTCATATTCTGTGATTTCTTTATATGCGTTCGGTGTTCGCTTCGGGTCAATGACTATAGTCTTTGTCTGTAAGAATTTGAAACCATACTCGATACTTCCCGGTCCTTTGATTGCTCCTCTGGCAGGGAGTCCGGCGTCTCGGAAGTCATTCACGGATTTAGGCTCCGCAGAATCACATATCATCGTATAATCGTCATAGCCTTTTTTCTTGATCCAATCAGCGGTCTTGGAGTTGCTCCATTTATTTACATATAGCTCGTCAATTAGATATATTTTCTCTCTAGCAGAATCGTAATAAGTTCGGAGATAGCAGAAGGCATCCGGGTACCATCCATAATCTACGCCAGCGAAAATACGATCCATACGACTGATCTCTTCATCTGTAATATCTCTAATCTCCAGATATTCAAATACGTTTCCGCCGTCACCATTTGGAACGCCAAGGTATTCATGCTCATAGGCTTCTGGATTGATTTCTTTCAGATGTGCTGCATCGTCAATGAACTTCTGTCCGAGCCACTCCGCCGGGGCTTCCAGATAACTCGAATGATGAATAACTCTTTTCGGGTTAGGTATGAGCTTGATCCTGTTTACCCAGTTTGATTTTGACTTCGGTGGGTTATATGATGAAAAATCATAGGATTCATCACCACCACGAAGCACTGACTGATTAACAGAACGTTCCTGGGCATCTCCCTTCATTTGATCTTTTTCCTCTTTCCAGAGGATTCCAATGTAGCCAAACTCCGGCTTAATGGATTTCAGTTTGGTTTCATCGTCCAGACCACGGAAGTATATTGTCTGTCCTGTCTTAATATACTTGATCTCAAGCGGCGACACCTTGCATTCAAATTCTTCCATCAGCCCAAGTTCGTTTATAGCCCACTTCATATTGGCATATACAGAATCTTTCAGAGTACCGGCCACCTGTCTTGTAATACAGGCGTGCATCTGAGGATTATTCTTGATAAGTTCAACAATCTTAAAAGCTACGAACGAAGATTTCAGACCACCTCGACCGCCCTCGAATACATATTCGATATTAGGCTTGATTTGCCGATTAATGTCCACAAACGCCTTGCCGAGTACTCTGGCAGGAAGTTCATATTTTTCATCATCGTCTTTTGAAGCTGCTGTTAGCTGCTCCCATTTTTCGATAGCCTGTATATTTCCATCTGCCGCTTTTTTATACAGAGAATTTGCTACGACCGCCATGTTATTTGCGTCTTCATCAGCAATCCCCATTTTTGCAAGTTCTTTTTTTGCAGCAGTCGGGGCAGGGTTCTCGGCTATCATTTTTGCTAATTCAGAAAGGGTTTTCTTTCGACGACGTGCTTGACCTGACGCAATGCCACCTTTTTTTGCAATTCTCGCCTGTTCCTCGCCTGTTCGAAACTGTGTGGCCACCCCATTATTTAAATTCTGATCATTTGCCATCCTATCAACATCCAATCATATCCTTTCTGAATTAAGCTATAAAATCCCATAGTAACACTTCTGAGTATATTCTATCACAGGTCAGTGGAAAAGTTGTGGTACATGTTTGAGGAATTTTGTGCTAAAAAAGAGCCGGTAAATACCGACTCTCTAATTTTATTCGTTGCTTTGTAATTTTCTGATTACCTCGCCCTGATCTCCCGGGCATCCCATGAAGCATTCCGGGCAATGCTCGTAAAATGCACATCTGATGCAATCATGTGGACTGATTGAGTTGCAATATTGATGTAGTACTGCAAATGCTGATATGGCGAGCTGAGGTGTTATTTCTGGTGGTTTAAACATCATGTTTTTGCTTGCTCTGGTCACTTCCACATTATCATCTTTGAACTTTATAGTATCCCCATTACATTTTATCGTAACTTCGTTCTTTTCTCTGTCAATTTCAAGTGTAGGATTGTCCAACATGATTATCAATTCCTTCTCATTAATGTGCAAGTAATCCAACAAACAGCGGAAGAACTAATGCCATTAAGCATAATGGTTCTTTTGTATAACTGAGTGCCGCTATTACGGCAAATGATGTACTGGCCCATGCTACTGATTTCGCCATTGCTGTATTAAAATCCATTTAATCACTCCTCTCCCCAGTCAATTTTCTGCCCGCATTCAGAACAGTACTTGCTTATTTTTTTACCAATAACAGGTGTTCCGCATTTCGCACATTTTTGAGTGGAAAATATATTGTACGGAAAATCTGGAACATATTCTTCAGGTTTGCATGGAATCTGCTTTTCCAATGCTTTTGCTCCGGAATCACACGCCCATGCTTCCTTGAGATATTTTTTCTTCCATTCATCTTTGTTTTCAGAACTTTCAAGGAAACATAAATGCTGGTCTCTCATATCGGATAATATGTCTTTTGCTTCTTCTGGATTCATATTAATCTACCTCTTCATCATCAATCTCGACAATTTTTAAGTCTGCAAAATCACAACACATCGCAAACCCATCAATCATTTTCTTTTTAACACCAAACACTTCCATAATGTAAGAATTATCCTCCATGATTTTTATTACATCTGATTTTTTGACATATTCAGCCATTCTTCTTCATCTCCTCCAACTTCTTCTCAGCTTCCTCGTGGGTGAGAAACCATGTCGTTCCAAAAGCAATATCATTAAGAACTTTTTCATTGTAAACGCCATATTCTTCACGACTTGTCGCATACCAATGTCCAGCAGTAATCACAATAGTCCCAACATGCTGATGGCATATTTTATTGAGCTTCTCATAACCATTAATAATATTTAATCTGTAAACAGTTGGACTTGGAATGATATACACATCATCTCCAACCTTACACGGCAGTCTCACAAGCACGCCTTGTTCTTCTAAGTCTTCATAATCAGCAAGCTTTTCTAAAATCATTCTACAATGATGTGCATTCATTTCGCATGGTTCAATTTTTAAGCCCTGATCTTTAAGCCAAATCATCTTATCTAATTTTTGCGTTAATCTCTCCATCTACTTCACCTCTTCCATCTGACTTTCTACATTATCTGCAAGTAACTTCAAGGACTTAATAAATGAGTCTGTCAATGCTGTTCTGTCTGGGTTTTTAGCAAATGCTCTGACAAGGTTTATAGCATCTTTGATCTTCTTCTCATCTTCAATTACGTCTGATGCTTCTACTAATTCATATCCCAGTGCAAGGTCATATCCCAGTGTAAGGCTGGCATTTCTTGTTAGCTCTTTATTGCTATAGAACTTTAATATATCCGGGATATGCTGTTCTTCAAAGGGATATGGATACGCTTCTTTTCCACCGTACCATCTATATCCTTGTTTCTTTGCTGCTTTCAGAATATTTTCATACTCTTCATGCGTTCTGATTAATACGCATTTATTCGCTAGATTAATCATCTACTTCACCCCCTGTAATCTCATCAATACAATCGTTCCAGCCGATCTTATAGCTCGGTAGTTTGCCTCCCGCTTTGAAATACTCGCCGTTATAAAGCCCAGTTGCTTTCATTTTCTCCGGCAATGGTTTCAGTGGACACCAATCAGGTCTAATACTCAAATCTGTAATATCTCTATTGTTTACTCTACAGAACGGGTGATGCACTCCACTGCGTAAAACGCATAAAGCACAATATTTTGGCGTATTTATCACTAATACTGATTTACTCATTCCGGCACCTCCATTCCTAAATCAAATAATGTTAATTGTGATTTGAACTCGTTCAACCGTTTTTGAGCTGAATCGTAATAATCTTTATTGATTTCATAACCAACATATTCCAGACCGTATTCCTCATATGCAATCAGTGAGCTTGCACTCCCCACATGGGTATCAAGAATCTTCATTCCTTTCTACAGATATTTATGACATATCCAACGATATAAATTTACAGGCTTTTGGGTTGGGTGGATTCGCTTTTCATTCATTTTTTTGTTGCCCTGCTGTATTGTTCCTTCAATTATTGATTTTCCTTGAAACATTCCTCTCCACATATAGCGAAAAACGTCAACCCTTCTTGTAAGACTGCAGTAAGCGACTTCTGCGTCTGATTGATCTGAACCATCATTGCATTTATCCCAGATTATCAAGCCACCTGCCATTGAGTAATCAAAGTAATTACATCCCCAGATAATCTGATTCTTTGATACTCTGAATAGTTGTTTAAAATACTCTCGATCTGGCGGTTTATTATCCCAACCATAATTCGTATAGCCGCCATCAGGAACATAAATGGAACTTCCATTTTTCTGCTTTACATATTTACTACGATTCTTACCGCCGTGTTCTTTGATTCCGTATGGCGGGTCTACAACTGCCACATCGAAGTAATTATCTGGAAAGTTTGGAAGGGATTTCATACAGTCGCCACAAATAAATTCTCTTTGCATCAGTATTCCTCCTGCAATAATTCTGGATTGTCGAAAATGTTTCCAACTGGCATAGCGTATACCATGTCAATCCAATATCCTAAATCTTTTCTAAGGCATTTGTCGCCCGTCCAATCTACATAGAATCCGACATGTTCTGTTTTCTGAGAATCAAAACAATTTTGATAATATCCATATTTGATTGGAGCATAGATTTCTCCGAAATGATATTTGATAATATCATTTTCCCAGATTCTTTCCCGTTCTTATCGCAAAGTCCCGTGAACTGGCAGAGGGTTTCTGGATCAACCAATTTCATTCTGTCTGTTATTAAAAAGATGATTGGCAATATACTCGCTTTTTTATACGGCTGAACAATATAACAATATCCGCTGTCAATGTCTAAATCTATGAGGCTTCCTTCTATCCATTCACCATTATCAATCTGCTTTGCCTTGAAAAGAATTTCTCTCATTCAACTCCACCGCCTTTCACGATTTCGATTGCTCTGTTCAGTCCAGCATTATATCCTTGATGTACGTCAGATAAAATACATTCTGATTCAACGAACGTATCTCTTTTCAATTCACTAATAACCTTATCCACATCAAAAACTGTCAGCTGCCTGTTGACGCAATCAATAAACTCCTTCTGGTCAGAACTAATACTATTTCCAATTTCCCAGATTTTAATATATTCAATTAAATCGTCTGCATCAATCAGTCTGCTCATCTACTTCACCCTTTTTCTCATTGAAATCCAAGTCAACTCTAATCACATCCGTTTCTATCGCTGAAAGGCAGCTTACTTTCAAGTTATAAAATGGTTTCAACAGCTTTGAACCGGTATTGAATGTATCGTAATCTTCCCAGCTTCTACCCGGATGGCATATCTGAATTTTATTGTCGCTTTCGGGATCGTCGCCAATTGCTGCTATCAAATCAATTAATTTCATTTATTCATCCTCCCACACTCCCAACAACCGCATCCTCTCATACAGTACAGCGACGGTTTTGCGCCTGTATCCGTAGAAGTCTTTTGGGTTCATTGGGATATATCTTTCTTTACTGATTTTCCTGTAGCTTTTCCGGTGTAGGATATTCTCAATTACCATATCCGCTATCACCGTGTTTTTCGGGCAAGCTGACAAGGCAGCACTGGAAAGCAGGTATCCGTACTCTGCCGGAAAGTCTTTCAGCATCGTATTCAGTTTTTCAACGTCCTCTGCCGGAATACCGTAGTCTTTCAGTTTTTTATTCCTTGTCAGCATACCGTTGCTCCTTTCTACTATTTGTCTGGGTGGCGCTTGTCGTACATGATCGCTACGCATACAAGACCGACCACTCCGACTATGATTCCAATGGTGAATCCTAATAAAAATGCAATCATGTTTCTTCCGCCTTAACATAATCTTCGCAATCTTCTGCATATTCGTAGCTATCCATCATATCACACCGGTTATCGCAACCGCCTTGCTTTTCACAGCAGATACAACATTGCGTTTCACCGTCTGGACACTCTAATTTGCAATATCCCATTTAGTCCTCCTTATATGGTTCTGGAAGTGGCATCCAGGCAATAACACAGTCTTCATCATCCCATTTTCCTTTTTCGATACCGCACATTCCCGTGAATGGTTCTTCCTGTCCGACAAGCTCTCCGTCTAAAGTAGTGATATATGTTCCGTCTTTCGGCAATCTCTCACTAACAGGAATCCAACCATTTTCTTTCTCGTCCTCTTCCAGGTCAGCCAGAAGCTGCTCAATCATATCTTGAATAACTTTGACATACACCCCAGCGTATTTGTAGCAGTCCGAATATTTATCCGCGTACTGCTTTAATCTTTCTTTGATATGTATCATATTATTCCATCCTTTCTCAATGCCCGCTTCTTACCATGCAAAACAACAGTTCTGTCATGGATCTTTTTCTTGAACCATTGTGTCCACACTTCAAAATAACTGATAATCTCCATTTCTCCACATCTTCACCTAGTGGTGTTGGGCTTTCAAATTCTTCTGCAACATCTCTCTGATACGGAACTGCAACCATTACTCCCATGTTACCTATTTCCGCGTAACATTCCGGAAAATTCTCACGTATATGTTGGGCAAATTTTCCATTTTTTAAATCAGGTAAAATCTCTTTGTAGCACTCCATTGTTGTCACAAGGTAGTTTTTTTCGCCAATAAAATTTAATCCATTTCCGCTGTAAATATCCTCTTTGCAACTTTTGATTTCATAGCATGCAAATATTCCTTTTTCGATTGCTGAGATAGAGAACTGATTTTCCGGAATAAATTGCATGTAATCTACTCTTCTTGCCTTTCCTGCTGCGTAGCCATAATCAAGGCTTACTTCTCTAGCCCAGTATTTACCTGGACCAGAAAAACGGCTTTTTTCCAACAATCTGCTAAGAAATTTTGTTGTTTCAGATCTTTTCATATTTCCACCTCACTGTCCGCTGGCATCTGATAATCAATATGTCCATTTACATAGGCTTCCTGAATCATATCCAGTACCTTTAAAGCTTTTTCTGCGGTAGAATACTCGCCTGCCGGATACAAATTATTAACATAAATCACAGCACCTTTTCCGTGCTCTCCAATATTGATGCATTGCGTGAAATTAAACAGTGTTTTATTATCCTGACTTCTGATTAACATTTTGTATCCTCCTTACCTGAATACATCTTTAATTGTTTCATCTTTTTAATAAACAATTTCATTTCATACCCCGTAAGACCAACACAAGTATTTCCGATTCCTTTGCTATCTCCTAAATCTGGATCATAAGACTGTAAGATGTGCCTTCCGGATTTTTTATGTAAAATAGATACGATCTGTGTATATCCATATTTCTTATCTTTTCTCTCATATTCACATCCGTATTTATCTTCTTCAACTTTTGTAAATCCAATTTCCGCTAATTTTTCATCTACTGTTTTAAATAATTTCATTTCCATCCTCACTTTCGCCCATGTAAGCAACTGGCACGCTATTGTGCAGTCTTTTCTACGAATATATCTTTTATTTCCACTCCAAAAAAATCAGCAAGTTTTTGCGCGTTAACCACTGATGGAGTTCTCTTTTCTCTTTCCCAATAACTCACCAAAGACTGTGGCACTCCTATTGCGCTCGCCAATTCTTTTTGAGACATACTGCTCGCTTCCCTCAGAGTACGAATTCTATTCATTTAATTTAGCTCCTTGTCAAACTCCCATCTTCTTAACCAGATTCTTATTCATCTCGTCAAATCTTACATCTGTGTTCTTTTCAATGTCCTGTATCATGTTCAGAACGCTCATTTCACCTCTATTTGCCATTTCAACATACTTATTGGCAGTTCTTATCACATCAAGCAATCGCTTCGTGGAAAAGCCATATAAACGTCTCAGAGCCATCATAGTTGTGACAGTGTTGATCGTGTTGCTCCAATCTTCACCAACAGTGAATCCATCCTCGTAGGCTTGCTGCTCTACGTCTTTTATCTGTCTATAACAGTTCTGCATAGCCCGTCCAAACGCATAAGCCGCCTGATTAGAAGTCTGAACAGAAAATCTGGTCTTTTTCTTGACTTTTAACTTACTGCTCATTTTTCTCACGCTCCTTTCTCAGTTCTTTGGATTTGTTGTACATTTTTTCAAGGTAATCAACGTAAGCGAACAACATATGATCCACGAAGCCGTTTTTCTGGTACTTCTCTGACACAATATGTGTCTGTTCTATCACCTGCGCCCAGTATTCATCACTTTCTTCGATTCCGGCAGTCTGGAGAACCAGTGCCGGAAAATCAATTTGCAAAAATCTTATCGTGTTCGGTATCTGCTCGTGTATCACTCTCATACTTATGCACCTTCTTCTACCTCAAAACTCCGTTCAAGAAGTCGCTCGTTATCCTTGTTAAAAGCCTTTATATAGCTTTGCTTTATCGGTCTGATAAAATGTATTCCATTAGCGGATTTCGCACGTGAAACAGCCACATAGAACTGTCCTGGATCCCAACAACAAGGATCAATGTTGATTTTCTCAAATGTCTGTCCCTGTGATTTATGAATACTGATTGCCCAAGCAAGCTTTACCGGGAACTGTGAGAATGATCCGACTTTCTTACGGACAATCTTCTCTTTTACGATCTTCTGTCCGTCTTTTTCCTGCTCAGATTCCTCGATAACCTGTTTCTCAATGTCTTTACTGTATCTGTACAAGTTAACTGTTTTACCCTTATCAGTCTTGATAACCAGATAGGATTCTTCAAATTCTCCGTTATCCACAATTTTCTGAATGATGCCAATCGTTCCATTGACGTAGTTTCCAGACAGATCATTGACTGTAATCATCACTTTTGCATCGATGTTAAGAATTAAGTCCTCTCTGGCAAATGCAATGTTCTTAATATCAGCAGACGTTAATTCTCCGTCAACTGCTGCATGAAACACTTTTTCGGTCTTTTTATCCAGTTTTCCGAGAAAAGTATTATTAATCCGATCAGCTTCAGCATTTGTTCCGACCAGAAACGGTGCTTCTGGTATAACCTTGTCTGATTCGTTATTTTCCAGATATGCAATGGATTTTCTAATATTGTTGCCATATTTGATATCGTTCAAAACATATTTAAATCCCTCATCATTCTGTCTGCATACCTCATCAAGTTTGATGTATTCAAACCCCATTTCTTTCCAGTATTCAGACATGAAAGCATATCCGTGTTCGTACTTTCCGCCCTTTCCATAATCAGATCCATACATCCGGCAGAGAATTTTACGGTCATCTGTTGTGATAACCGGTGGAAGCTGGTAAAAATCCCCAATTACGATCAGTTGAACGTCTTCTTTATCCTCTCCGCTCAAAAGTCTGTCAACGGCTCTCTCTTCATTCTCCGTGATAATTGTCTTTGCAATCATGTTAAATAAATCAAATCGGCACATGCTGATCTCGTCAATAATAAGAATATCCGCTTCCTTCAACAGTTCAGCTCTGGATTTCACTTTTTTCTTGTAATCCTCAAATTTGATTGAGATATTCAATGCACGATGTACGGTAGTCGCCCCGTATCCGATATTGTCCGCAGCTATTCCAGTAGTAGCAGATACCAGAACACTTTTACCAGCTTTTTCCGCCTCATCAATGAATGTCTGAATAATCGTTGTCTTGCCTGTTCCTGCATCACCTGTCAGAAAAACATTACTACCAGACAGCATCGTGTCTAATGCATATCTCTGCTTTTTATTGAGATCGTCTTTTTTCATTTTGTAACCACTCCTTATAATAATTATGTCAACTAAATATTTTTGCAATATTCAATTAATTTTGTTATAATAAATCTAATTGTATATACTTTTTAATTTTGTAACCCATGTGTAACCGACTTTTTCAACCTATTGGTTACGCCAAAAACCCTTATTTTATGCGGGTTTCAGAGGTATGTAACCGTGTAACCAATGTAACCAAGGTTTTTGTATAGGAGAATCACTAGAGCATATGTTTTTTATACACTCTCAAACTTTCTCCTATAGGACGTTTTTTTTCGTGTTACAACGGTTACATGGTTACAAATTATGAAAATGGAACATTTGTTTCGGCATTAGTTGGCAGAAAACCAGTTTCAATAACCTCATTTTCTTGTTCATTTTCGAGACTTTTTATATCAACGATTTTTACTGCAATAAGCCTCATCACGCTTCCCCCGTCTCTTTTTAATATCGTATCTCTTTTTCCTGTGTGTTTGATTAATTCTCGATTAATCGCCCAGGCTGAGAAGGCTTTTCTGGAGAATCCATTGCTCTTCAAAAGGTTTTCAAGGGGCTTTGGATAGAAGTATATATATACATCTCCATACTCATCTGGCTTTTCCTTGAATCCCCACTGATCACAACTGAATTGTGTATCAAAGTGCTGCCCGTACACGGAAAGACTTTCAAGAATGAATTCATAACACCTCTGTCCCTCAGATACGTCTTTTTTACGTGTAGGTATGTCCACAACGTCCTTAACCGTCAGCTCACGCCCATCCTTGAATATGAAATCTGTAGCTAATTTGTCAGCCAGCAGAAGCGTAGATATGGCCATGACCTGTTTTGCTGGAAAGTCATATCCGTCAAAACCTTTTTCAATCTTAGACTTCATTTCTTTTAAGTCGTCTGGTGCGAACTGTTTGAGATTCCCGACAAATACTCTTCCTGCAAAGCCGTAGTTCTTCGCGACAACGCTGTTGATCTCTGCCGGATTCTCATAAATATCCTCGCAACACTCAATCTCAATAATTCTGTTGATTGCTCCTCCAGAATCTGCAAACTCCGAAATAGGATTCTCACCATTGCAAATAGTCACATTACTCCATGTATTTTCCTTAGCTGCTCCGAGGTCTTTATTTGAACGTGCTTTCCCTTTACCGGAACAGAGATTGTAAATTAATGTTTCGTAGTTGTCCCGGATATATTGAGAAGCATTTTTTGAGTCATCGAGGATCATCGGAAAGTTATTAAGCATGTCTGCCCTTGTCTCCAATGACGTATCTGTTGATCGAAAATTTCCAACGTAAGCTCCCGGCGCCGGATTTCCCCAAACCGATGCCGCTATATTGATCGTTACCGTCTTTCCACCGCCTGTCTGCCCGTAAAAGTCTACGATGAACGGTAGCACATCAAGCGGCTGTATAAGAACACTTGCAAAAGATGCTGCAAGTGCTATCCGTGGTTCTAATCGTCCACACGACCGTAGCTGCTTAGCCAGAGTCACCCACTTAAAGTAATCTCCACTTTCCTGTATGCTCTGAAATAGTGTTTTAAAGCGGTATTCGCCATCAAAAACGATTGAAAGGTCGTAAGGCACAAATACATTGCCATGCCACCCTAACTTGCTTGTGGAGTGCTGTATGTCGATCATATCGGCATTGTACATTTCAACATCTGCCAGATACTTTACAAGGAGCCTTGCGTTCTCTGAATTGACCTGCACCCCGAACCTTGCAAGATTAGTTATTGCTCTGGAAGTCACAATGTCAATTTTTGGAACAGTTATTTCTGTCCAATATCCATCCCTTTTAAAAGCCACTGTGATCTGTTCTTCACCTGTTTCAATGTTTTTTAGTCGACGTATCGGCATGATCGGGTGGTGGCATACAAGTTCTCTTGCCTTAGATGTTTCGGAAGAAAAAATTCCGTTCTCTGTAGCTATCCAGCTGCCACAAGCCATGTTAGGATATTCCTTATCAACAGAATCGGGATAGAAGTTCGTGATATTTTCAACTAACTGCATAGAACGATTTGCTTTTTCTTCTTTTTCCTTTTCCTGCTCTGCTTTTTGAAATTCCTTTATGAACTCTTCTGCTATATGTTTCGCTTTCACACTTTTTGCCCGGTCCATCAGTTTGAATTTGATTTCTGAGCGGTCGATTTTACTTTTTACTGAAAAAAGTTCTTCATACAACTGCTTTTCCATAAAGTCTTGCGCTTGTAAATTTCCAATATTTTCAAGAATTTTCCTTACCTCCTGACTTAACAGACAGTAATTCATGTCTGCTTTTTTCTTTCTCGAGATTAAACTGGCACATATACCAATCTTCTGAATCGGGAGGGAACGTTTTTAGCGCTGTTTCGTACATAAGTATGTTCTTTTCTACCTGCTCAAGCTCGTTTGGGACCTGAGCGGGATTGTACTTTTTTGTTTTAATATCCCGCATTTCATGTCTGATCTGGTTACGACTTTTACCTTTTTTAGAGATATAAGTACCACCCAACTCGATAAATGCAGTACTAAAAGGGACGGATTCGTATTGCATCACGAAATCAAACACATCGCCACCGGTTCCACAGCCGAAGCAGTAAAACGAATCATCGTAGATTTTACAGGATGCTGACTTTTCCTTGTGAAAAGGGCAACATATAAAACCAGCTCTATTTGGTTTTAGTCCATATCTGGAAAGAATCTCAGACATTTTCACTGATTGCTTGATTTCATCCTTTGTCATGACAGCAACTCCACGATTCGCCGTCCAGTCTCTTCTTTTGTACAGAATTCAAATCGAACACCGTATTTATCTCTGATCGTGCATAGAGATTTATATAACTGGCAGCCATCAACAGCCTTATCGGAAATTACAGTCTTTACTCTCTTACCGTTTACCGTCTTCCATATGACTTTGTGTTTTCTTGGATTCTCCCAAAAATACACATCACCAATTGATTTGATATCTGGTCCGTGTTCGCATAGGATAATAAGCTGAATACCTGCGTCAAGCGCTCTGATAAGCTCTGCCTTGAATCTTTCATGCTGCTGGCAGACATTTCCACAAAGCTCTTGTAAATCCTTTTTACGGTCAATACAGAGTTTTGCGTTGTCTAACGACTGATAATCTCCGCAGTATAACTTCGATCGGAAATACTGTACTCCAAGACTGTCAAACTGCTTTTGAATCCGTTCCCATTCCTTTTTATGTTCTCTTGTGTCTGTCTGTATAACCATTAAAAACACATCCTTTTAATTGAATGGGAGCTCTTCCTGTACACTATCCGGAATACTCATAAAATCAGTTCCTGCTGGACTCGCCCCCATGATAGTTTCTTCCTTTAGATGATCATCATAGGCCTTTGTAGTACGCTCTTTTGGAATATCAGCATCATTTATTCCTTCAATACTGCGGAATCGGGCAAGCTTGTGACGATTAATTTCTCTATTATCGTACCAGTCTTTTTCAACCCCAAAGACACCGCCGATCAGTTTACTCTTGAACTGCTGCCCGAAATTGTCACCCCATTTAACTGCAAATCCAGGGTTGGATTTTTCCACGCAAGTAATAAAAGTCTTGAGATTGCGAACGCCATAATCAACGTTTTCATCAATAATCATATAGTTAGTACCGGCATTCGGGTATTTCTTGTCTGGACGAATATCGTTCTCAAACTGCTTCATAAAGTAACCTGCCTGCTCGTCTCCGTCTGCAAAATCAAACAAGATAACAATCATATTCAGTCCGCCCTGAGACTGACGCTCTGATACCTGCTTAATTACCATCTTGTGACCACCGAGCTTAATTGGTTCAAATTCTCCTGCTGCCTGTGTTGTGTCATAATTATTTGGTTTCTGCATTGTCTGTTCCTCCTAATTCATAATAATCTCTGATAACCTTATCCACCTCTGAAAGGTCGTTATCAATAGTCAAACTGTCAAACATCCCAATCGGGGACTTGCTTACCGATCCCTGACTGGACTGAGTGACAAATAAGTGTTTTCCGCTCTCTTCAATACAGCGAAGAACGATAGTAAACATGCCTTCGATACAAACCTTTTCGTCCAGAAGCTTACCAATTGTCTTAGGCTTTACTTCCCCGGAATCATCTTTTTCTTCATGCATCATAAGGTAAACAATTTTATTCTGCGGTACTTTTGTTACAATAAACTGGATAAGATTCCAGAAATAGTCTCCAATATCATTGTACAGAGCAAACACTGCATTGCCTTTTCCAGCAGAAGCGTGTCCCTTCATAAAATGATTCGTGATAAGATATCCTGCATCATCAATTACAATTGACTCCGCTTTTGATGCGATCAGGCACTTCATTACCTGCTGGTAATCATCTGTAAACCATCCATCAATCTTTCCTTTGAACGGAAGCGGTTTATTCAATACTCTAATAAGATTCCAGTGTTCATTCTGGCAGTTTCTAAGACTGGTACTCTTGCCAGAACCAGATTTTCCAATAATTAATACTGGTGTTGCCATTGCTATTCCTCCTTGTCATAAACCACATGTTTACTGCCCTCAATAATCAGCAAACTTGCGATATCCTTCATTGATAAGGTTGATTCGTTGTAGATTTCAACCAGTGCGTTGTATGCAACCGTTGATACTTTCACAACCGGATTGTCCTTATCGGTTGCAGGCTGCTTCTTTCTTGCCGGAATACGGATTTCAAATTCACTCATTGCTTTCCTCCTTATATACTTTCTGAGCCGTTAAAAGCCCATTTAGAGCTTGTACGTAGCTTGCCAATGTTCTTGCTTTATACTGCTCCTCAATTGGATTATCTGGAACAAGTGCAAGCTGAACATCAATCAGTCTCAAGATTTCCTGTATCCTCTCGTTCATAGACTGGCTCCTTTAACTGCTTAAAAAAACAATAGATTGCGTCTGACTTATCACCCATGCCCGGAACCGTCTTACCGTTCTGAATAGAATCAGCGGCGTGATATTCAAGATGATCCATGTACATATCTGGATTCTCCCAATCAACAATAGGAGCGTTTCGCTTGTTCAGTTCCTCCAACAAGATATTCACTGCAAGAACCATATCCCACTTCGGGAGGAGCCTTAATTCTTCAAGATTCATTTAACGGACACCTCCCATTAATAAGCAGTTCCAGAAGACATTTCTTTGCATCTTCATAATTCTGAGATTCAAACTTAACGTCGTAAAACTGGCACAATGAAAAATGTTTTACGATCTCCCCTGCATCATTAAATACATAAATATAAGCTCTGGATATGTCGTCATACGCCGTATAGTCAAAATTCACATGCGCCGTTGTTTCACTTGAAACTCTCAGACACAAATCAAATATTTCTCTGATTTTCTCTTCGTTCATAATTTCCTCCTTGTATTGACTTTTGGTTTCTTTCCTTCTACAATGAAGAAGAGATATATTGTCTTGGATCCTTATTTGAGTTGCAGCTCTGAGGATCCTTTTTTAGTTGGCATGTCTAGCATGTCCATTCTTTCCACGTCCTTGCTATGTACACAGCTCCGATCAGTCCCAACGCTCCCATGATCTGGTCACGGCTGTTGTCCCAGGTCCAGAACGGAAGATACGTTGCTATCCCTCCAATCAGAATGGAGTCTATCCAATCTTTCATGTCAAAGCCTCCAATATTTCCTCGTTAGGGAAGTTCAATCGAATAAAAATATGCCGCAGTTCCGGATACGTGAATGTTTCTGGCTTATTTCGCTTTTTACGGAAAGTGTTTTCTGCCATTCCGGTAATTGCTGCCATCTGTGCATCACTTACTCGCTCGGCCTCCATCCTTTTTGCAATATTGCCTTTTAAAAGGATGTATTTCTTTTGCTCTGTGGTATATCTAATTGCCACAGTTTTTCCTCCTTTCTTACTTAATAAACATCCATGCAGCGTTTGAAAAAATTAATGCAATCATGGTTACAATCCATGCACAGAACCATTTGTGAGTCTGCTTTTTTGCCTCTCTTACAGCTTCAACTGCATAGAAAGTTTCGAACTCTTCAAAATTTGTCACTTTTTTATCCTCGGTTTTCTTCATAAAAATCCTCCTGTTCTCTTGCGAAATACAGGAAGAAATGATATGATTATCCTGTAATCCGCTAGTGTGGTTAGTGGTTTACAGCTCCGAGGCGAGAGGTTTCAGCTCTCCTTCGGAGCACTTTATTTTTCAAAATGATTTTCCATAAGGTCAGCAATCATCAGATACTCTTCTGCAATTTTCCCTTTTCTTGTATTTTTAACCTGTTCACGGAATTCCGGAATAGTCCCAAAGAAGCATCCGCATGCAACTCTGACCTTTTTATCTTTGCATCTAAAAAACGTAGTGGTACGGAATTGAGTACCAAATCCATGAATAGTTGTGTAATCTGCATTGCCGTACACCTCTGCATCGCCGGACACCTTTGCATTGCCGTACACCCATGCATCGCCGTACACCTTTGCATTGCCGTACACCCATGCATCGCCGGACACCTCTGCATTGCCGTACACCTCTGCATTGCCGGACACCTTTGCATTGCCGTACACCTTTGCATTGCCGTACACCTTTGCATTGCCGTACACCTTTGCATTGCCG